CCCCAGAATTAAGACGCAAGCCAGCACCGGGTTGCAGCAGACAAGGGAGGTGTAACCCTGTTGCTGCATCCGGTGTGGCTGCGTTGGGTGTTGAGACTGTAAAAAGCACCCGCTGGCGTGTAGCCAAACGGGTGAATCTTTCCGCGAGGAGTAAATCAGGCTGGCATGGCATTTTGTGCCTCCAGCAGCTTTTCAAGCCGCGTGATGGCACGCTGGACGCGCACACGCGGGTTGAGTTTGTCCGCAAGGCGGTAAAACTTCAGGGCATGGTCAAAGCAGTTCGCCCGTTCCATTTCTGTTGCCGCTGCTTTATTCAGATCAGCACGTACTTCGTCAATCAGATCCCACTTGCCATCTGCCAGCGTGTGCAGATTCAGAATCCACTCGGCGGGCTGATTGTCTTTGTGCAACGCCAATGCACCGCTGGACATATCGCCCACAAACAGGTTGCGGATGTCACGGCGGAAGCCGTCAGGCGTGGGCAACTGGTGAGCCACGGCAAACAAGCCAAGGCGCAACGCCCAGTCATAGTCAGCAGTGTCGATAGCCCAGATCAGGTTACGCACAATGATGGCAGGGGTACGCGGCTGATTGTCACGGAGCAGGCTTTCCAGATACTCCCGATAACGCGGCAACAACTCGGCTTTTTTTACTTCGTTGCGCCGCGCATGGGACTGGATTTCTTTGAGGCGATAAAGGTCTGATTCCAGCGCAACCAGCATGAGCCGGTCTTGCTGGGTAATGAAGACAGGTACGGCGCGTGCGCTGGCAACAGTGCCGCCAGCGCCTTGATGAGCTGTTTTTGCTTTGTGTCGGGCAAAAAATCTGTCTGCATTACTCATGACTCACCTTACGTCGTGCTATCAGGGCGCAATGTGCCGCCAACTTTCCAACTATCAGCCGCTGGCATCCATGCGTCTGCGATGTCGTCCCACAAATAGAACGCATCGGGATGACCGACTACAGCCGCTTCAGGTATGGGGATAACGTAGTCTTCACGGATGTAGTTGTAATCCACAATGCCTTTTGCCAACTGGTCATCGTCATTGAGCTTGCGGCGCATGGAGTCGATTTGGTAATCGCGCTCGATGTTAGCCACCATGCTCAGGAACAAGCCACGCTCAGGGAACTCATCGGATTCATCAGACAGGGTACGCCCAAAGTTTTGGCTGTTCAGGTAGGCTTGCAGGGCGTTCTTTTCGGTGGGGTCTTCCACCTTGGCAAACAATTTCTTGTTTTCGTGGAATACCAAGTCATCACCCAACAGCACGCGCAAGTCACCACGACGGCGGAACAAACGGTGGATGTAACGCTGGCGCAAGTGGAACACCAATTCATCCAACGTCAGGAAGTCGCCCTTGTTGCCGCTGGCATCTTTGCCGATGCGGATAGGGTCGATGGTGTAGCCACGCGGGTCAGTGGGGTCAAGCGTGATACCGATCACTTGTTCCGGGGCGTTTTCAATCATGTACTGAATCCAGCCCTGATGCACATCCTGCAATTGGGTGTGGGTATCGGGGTCGGTAGTCGCCGCATGGAACTGACCATTCCAGCCAATGCGCAGGATGTCGGTTGCCATCGTATGAGTCACAATGTCACGGTATTCGGTGTAGATGTCGCCGTTTTCGGTCACGCCGCGCCATTCGTCTACCTTGTCCCACGAGATCACCGCGTCCTTTTCAACAGGCACGTTTTCATAGCTGCGGTCAGTGAAGGCGGTTGGGTCAGTGGGGCGACGACCCACAGCGGTACGTTTCGCCAGTGGCTTCGTGCCTTCCATTGCAATGATCTGACCTTTCATGGTGATCTTGCCACGGGTGCTGATGCGGTTGAGGAATTCGTTGGACTGTTTAACTTTCGTTTCCAGTTCCTGCACGATGGTCGGCTCGACCGCGAATTCTTTACGGACGTTATCCGTGCCGTAAATGCCGCCGACGGTTGAAAAAATTTCTTCGGCGATTTGGTCGCGGCTGCGAATTTTGAAATCTGGCATGATGGTTTCCCCTTAACAAGTGAATTTCTTTTTGTCGGAATCGCCGCCGTTGTGCGGGTCACGATCACCGGATTGACGACCGTTACCGGCTGGCGGTGTTGCCAATTCGATAACCTTGTCCTGCTTTTCTTTCAGGGACTTCAGTTCTTCGTCTTGGGCAGCCAGTTTTTCTGTCAGCGGCTTGGTGGCAGCTTCGAGCTTTTCGGTAAACAGTTCTGCCAGTTCGGCTTTTTGCTGCTTGAATACGTCAGCAGCAGCGGTTTTGTACTCTTCAGGGGTCATATCGTCAGTTTCCTGTGGATCTGTCGGTGGAGGTGGGTCTGTTTCGTTGCTTTCGTTGGCTTTGGTTTCGGCTTCAGCCGGGGGCTTTTTGCCAAAGAAGCGACCGAAATCAAACAGGGTGCGTTCGGTTTGGAAATCCAAATCCGGTACTTCCATCGACGCGGTGAAAAGGGAGTCTTTTTCAAGGTGACGTTGGGAGTTTGCAGAAAACTCCATGCGGTCAGTGCCAAAGCTGGCGGGCGAGTCGGTCACGCCTAACCCGATCTGGTAGGCTTTTCCAGTGCGTTCTAACTTCGGGATGATTTCAATGCTGGAATACAAGGCTTGCCCGTTACGCTTCATGTTGATGAGTTCGGGGCTGGGGCTGATCCGGTTGTAAATCTTGATGACACCATCGTCGGCTTTCTCGGTACGCACAGCCACGATGTCGCCAAACGCGCCAAACCAGCGAATGTGTTCAAACCAGATGCGCGATGCGTACAGTTCCGGGTTATATTCTTTAGCAGCCTGCAACAGCCATTCCGGGCTGATGTCACGCCCGTCGATGGTCTTGCCGCTCATTGCTACGCAAAAGAAATCTGAAATCAGTTTTGCCATTACATTGTTCTGTCCTTTTCAGGTTCAGCCTTTGAAAATCGTGTAAACGGCATTGTTGGCGGGTGGGGTGTGGCTTGCCAGTGGGCGCGGTTAGTCGGCTGCATGGACTAACTGCCAGCAAACCGCAGGCAAAAGAAAGCCCGCACGCGGCGGGCTTCTTTGAAGAACGATCAATCGCCATCAACCGAAAACTTTTTCACTGAGCTTGATAGCTTGCTCTTCTGAAAACCCTTCTTTGCGCAGGCACAGAAAGCGTTCCCGCTGCACTTTCGCAATTAGTCCCTGCATTTCGATAAACTCATCTAGGTTTTCTTTAAGTTCCCGTAACGCGATTGCGATTGCGATTGAGCCGGTTTTTTTCGATCCTTCAATACTCACGATATTCATAGATTACCCTCGCCCTGATGATGCTGTGTCGTGCTTAGGCACGGTTTGATCGTGCAGCCAACCCGACCATTTCTTCAAGCCAAACCAATACAGTATCTCGCCAACTGGATGACCAATTAGATTATGCACAGCCCACCAAAAGTCTTGATTCCCACTTCTTTTACCAACTATCATATTTCACCTTTCAAATAGTTAAATGTAACAAAATTCAAAGCAACCCGCTGGGGGCTATGCGCCAGAGGACGACGGATGCCGCCAGCAGCAAAATCGCCACGGCAAGGTCGAAGGCGACGACGTTGACGGCTGCATCCCTGCCCTTGGTGCTCATTTCAACGCCACGATGATGTCGGGGGCTTGCCAAGCAAGCACGCAAAGCAGGAATGTAAGAAGTATCAGAATGAAACGCCCAAAAGACATTTTGTTCACCATCCGCAGCAATGCGGCAAAAGATTTGATATGATCGACCACGTATATACTCCAAACCCGCCGAGGTGTGCCAACACCGATGACGCGGGTTTTTTATTGCCTGAAATCTGGATATTCCGTGCTGGATTGCGGCGGGTCGATTACTTGCCGTTAGCGGGATTACTGGACTAACTGCCAGCGCAGGCACGGCTGGCGGTGTGTCGTGACAATGGCGGCATGATTGATGCCCAAGCCAAACGCGCACAAGCACAGATGCTGTTCTGTCATCTGGGGAAATCGCTGAGTGACATCAGTGACGAGCTGGCTGTGCCTATCAATACCGTGCGCTCTTGGCATCGGCGTGGCGGCTGGGAAGAAGTCGCGGGCATTACGCAGTGCAACAACAGCCTGACCGACCGTTACAACTACCTGATCCAGCTCACGGTCAAGACCGAGTTTGACCTGCGGGAAATCAAGATCATAGGCGGGGAAATCCGCCGCAACCTGATCACGCTGGAAAAGCTCAAGCATTACCAAGGCGACGACCGAAAAACCAGCGACAAGGATTTCAACCCGAAGCTGTCGAAACGTGGGCGCAAAGCGGATGTGCAGAAAAACTTCCTGACCCAAGAGCAAGTGGAAGCACTGGAAGCCGCATTCTTGGAGCGGTTGTTCCCGCATCAGCGGCACTGGTACAACAATATCGGGCAGCGCATCCGCAATATTATGAAGTCGCGCCAGATCGGGGCAACGGACTATTTCAGCCACGAAGCCCTGATTGACGGCATCCTGCACGGGCGCAACAAGAACTTCCTGTCTGCCAGCCGGGCGCAAGCGTTGCTGTTCCGCTCCTACATCGTCGCGTTTGTGTACCGGATAACGGGCGTTGAATTGAAAGGTGGTGGCGGCACTGAGCCGATGGTGATCCGCACTGACGAACATTCCCACGTTGAGTTCCGTTTCCTTTCCACCAACAGCAACAGCGCACAAGGCCCGCACGGCGATGTCATCATCGACGAGTATTTCTGGATACGCGATTTTGCCAAGTTGCGCCGCGTGGCTTCGGCAATGGCTACCCACGACCATTGGCGGCTGGTGTACATTTCCACCCCGTCCACGGTCAACCATCAGGCGTACCCGTTCTGGTCGGGCGAACACTTCAACAAGGGGCGTAAGAAAGAAGACCACATCACGCTGGACATTACCCACGCCGCGCTCAAACACGGGCGATTGTGTGAGGATGGGCAGTGGCGGCAAATTGTTACGTTACAAGATGCGTGTGACCTTGGTTTCAACCTTGCCACACCGGAACGGCTGCAAGCCGAATACCCGATGGATGAATACCGCCAGCTCTTCGAGTGCGAATTCATCGACGACTCGCAAGCCGTATTCCGTTTTGAAATGTTGCAAAAGTGCATGGTGGACGTGCTGGCTATCGACAATCAGGAAAACCGCCTGCGCTGGCTGGACTATGACCCGGATGCCGCCCGACCGTTGGGCAACCTGCCCGTATGGGTGGGTTACGACCCCAGCCGCACCACGGATGCTGCCGCCATTGTGGTGGTTGCGCCACCGTTGGAAGCCAAGGGAAAGTTCCGCATCATTGAGCGTTTCCGCGTGTTCGGCAAAACCTTCCAAGCGCAGGCGGAAATGATCAAGACCTTGCTGGGGCGTTACAACGTCACCGAGTTGGCAATGGATGTGACCGGCATTGGTCTGGGTGTGTTCGAGCTGATCACCAAGGGCGACAGCAACAACGCGCCAATCTTCCCCCGCGCCAAGCCGATACACTACAGCCCGGATACCAAAGCGGCACTGGTAATGAAGGGGTTGGACGTGGTGGAAGCAAAACGGCTGGAGATGGACACCAGCGCAGTGGATATGGTCAAAGCGATGATGTCGATTTACCGCACCGCCACCGAAAACGGCACGGTGACTTACAAAGCACGGCGCACCGACACCACCGGACACGCTGACGAGGCATTCGCCTTGCTGCACGCCTTGAGCTTTGAACCATTCACCGGCGATAAACGCAAAATGACGGTACGCACCAGCAAGGCACGGCGCGAACGCCAACAACAGCAGGCAATGGGCATGGTGGGCGGCAACGTCGCCATGCTCCACCCACAATTACACACGAATTTATACAGGACAGCAGCCAATGACGACCACTACCACACCCGCCACGCCGCCTAGCCCGATCAAGGCGTATTCGATCATGCCCAATTCCTCACGGCGGGAACTGTCGTGGATGCGCGGCAATGACCTGTGTGCGTGGAATGGGCAGTGGTACGAAACGCCCATCCCCCGGCGCAACCTTGCCAAGGCGTTGGACATCATGCCGCATCACGACTCGGCGCTGGAAGCCAAGCACAATATCCTGATGACCACGATGCAGCCCGTCAACGAGCGGTGGTTGAGTTTTGATGACTTGAGCAAGGCGGCTTACGATTACCTGCTGTACGGGGATTTTTTCCAGTTCGCCCACACCAACCGCATAGGTGGGTTTGACCACATGGAATTCCTGCCCAGTTTGCATTCGCGGATTGCCAAAACTGAAAGCGTGCTACTGGAAGACGGACTGATCGTTGGAAGATACCCGATTGAGCGGGTGCTGCACCTGAAACGCTACGACGGGCGGCAGGAACGGTACGGCAGACCGGGGTATCTATCGGCGTTACTGTCGGTGTACTTGGGTCACGCGGCAACCCGTTTCCGCTATTACTACGTGAAGAACCGCAGCAACACGGGCTTCTTGCTGTACCTGTCGGGGGAGATTTCCGAAGACACACTGGACGAGATCGAGGACGCACTGGCGGGTGGTGATGACGAGCAGTTCGGCAACGTGATTATCCACGATGCCCAAGGCAACAAGGACAAAATCCAGCTAATCCCGATTTCAGACAAGAACAATCAGGATCAATTCCCGGAGGTGAAGCAGCTCACGATTGAGGACGCGCTGGCAGTCCACCGTGTGCCACCCGTGCTGATGGGGATTGTGCCGAAAACCACTGGCGGGTTGGGTGACCCGATCAAGACCGCGCAGGTGTTTGCACGGAATGAGATCACGCCTTTCCACTTGCGGTTTGCCGCCATCAACCGTTTTGCAGGGCGGGAGTTGGTGCGGTTCACGCCGTATGTGGTGGGCGATGGTGGGCAGGGGAACGGTTAGCGTCTCCCCTGCCCCACACCTTATTCGTAGTCGCGGACGGCGACGAACACAGGGAAGCGGGGAATCCCGCCGTTGGTCAGTTCAAAGAATGAGAAGGTGAC